TTCTTATATGACATATGATGGAGGTTCACTTCCCTCATATGAAATTGCTATGTCATTTGGTGAGTTACAACCAATCTATGCCAATGATTATGATGAAAACTCTAACGACATGGGATTCTAATGCCAACACCTTATTTCAGACAACTTCCCAACTTTGAGTATATTAACAGACTCAAAGACAGCACAGAGATCAGTAGTTATCTCCCTGTAAAGAATTTATTCAAGAGATTTGTAATCAATCCTGATTACTTTGAGGACATTAACTTCGCTACCAAGTATAAGATTGTTGGAGATGAAAGACCTGATAATATAGCACAAAAAATTTATGGTGATCCTACCCTTGATTGGATAGTTTTAATAGCAAACAATATTATCAATGTTGAAACTGAATGGCCACTATCTCAGTCAGCTTTCCATAATTTTCTCCTTGATAAGTATGGTAGTGAAGGACAACTAGAAGAAATTCATCACTATGAAACAAAACAAGTTAAGAATACCAGAGGACAAGAGGTAGTCCCTGCTGGTCTTGAGGTTTCAGAAGATTATAGCATAACATACTTTGACAGTGGAACACAAAATAGACAAGTCACTGCAACTGCTATCACTTCAGCAGTTAGTAACTTGACTTATGAAACCAGACTGCAAGATAAGAGAAGAAACATCTATTTGATCAAACCATCCTATGTTCAAAATATTGTCCAAGATATATTTGATCAGAATCAATACGAAGAGGGTAGCACTCAGTACATAAATGAGAACCTAGTTAAGGGTGACAACATCAGATTGTACACGTAAAAAAAAGTAATAGGGCAAAAAAAATCCTGGGAAATTTTTTCCCAGGAAAATGGATTTAATTATTGAATTTCCTCAACTATCAGCAAGTTTTGCAAAGTAAGACATAGGATCATCATCGTCATCAGCAGTGGTTGTTTCTTCAACTTGCTTTGATGCTTTGTAAGAAGTCTCAAGTTTTTTGAGGACTTCCTCTTCGCTAACTGACTTTTGCTCTGATGCTGCGTAGTTATCATATTCAGTTTCTTCCTCTACAGTGGACTTTCTAGTTGACTTTTTACCCAGGACATAATCAAGGCGCTTCTTCAGTTCATCATAGGATTTGAACTGATCTGCAGCAACAAAAGCACTCAAAGAGTATTGCTTTTTCCAAAGTGCCTCAAGGGCGTCATCATCATCCAGAAGAGGAGAAGGAGAATCAAACTCTGAAGAGTCATAATTCCAGTAACCTGCAACCTTCTTGAGTTTCAGTTTGAAGTTAGCACCTGCCCAGAAGTCAAAGGGATTGATAGGTGTCTCATCTTCAAACTCAGGTTGCATAGCATCCATGATCTTGTCAAAGATCTTCTTACCAAACTTGTAAAGGAATACACCACCCTCATTCTGAGGATTGGCAGGATCTTTCACAACATAGATGTTTGCGTAGAAGGACAGTTTACGCTTTTGCTTGCGTACAATATCCTTATCTGATTCATTACCACTGTTCCACAGTTCCCTGTTGAGTTCCCCAATGGGATCTTTGCCACCAATGGTAGTCAAAGAATTCTCAATGTACCATCCACCAGGACCTTGAAAGGCATGGGAGAACAGTTTCACCCAAGGAAGATCTTCTCCTTCAGGTGCAGGCAGGAAACGGATAACAGCATATCCATTACCACTTTTATCCATCTCTGGTTTCCAAAGGCGGTCATCAGCACCACCTCCACTATTATTCATCTTTTCAACTTCCTTGACCAGTTTGTTGGTCAGAGAACCCAGAGAAGATTGTTTTTTCAGGTCTGAAAAAGACATTTGATAAACTCCGTATTTGTTGTATTTGGTCTGTGTCCCTTTGCTTGGTTGAGGTTTGGGTAGCCTCTTGAACCATGAACTATAGTTCTTTTTTAATGGGTTGTCAAGCAGACTCATTTATGTGTTTTTTCATGTTCTCAATTATGTCAGCCATATTGGCAAATACATAACGAAGATCCACATCTGGTGGAAAACCAAGTTGCCTAGCTGAAGTTAGGATTTGATCCTTAAGATTCTTTGCTTCAGGATCATCAGACAGACTCATTCTAGTATACAAAACCTGCTGTTTGTTCAGCAACTCCTGCAACATGTTAACATGATTTAATTTGTCTTCTTTTCCCATGGTGGCAAAAGAGAATACTGAAGCATAGATCTTGTCCTGCATTTCAGCAATCTCTTTCATCTCCTTTTGGACGATCTCTGAATCTAAGAAACTCATTCGCCTTCCACAACCTCAGTCTCTGCTGCTTCACCCTCATTTGATTCTGCCAGTTGCTGGAGAACATCAATTGCTCCCAGAACTTTCAGATAAGTATTGCGACCTGTTTCCAGTTGCTGCTCCAGTTCTTCTTTTTGCTTGAGCAGATTTTCAAGTGCTTCAGAGTTTTCCATGAATTACTACCTCTTTTAAAATTTTCTTGTACTTAAAGACATCTATATGTATAAAAGAATCATATTTGTCCATTCTCATGGACAGAAACTTCCATACAGGATCATCTAACTTCTTATCAAAGTTAGGTTTGAAACCTATGATCTTATTCAATAAGACCAGAGTTTCCAAAGAAACAGACTTTGCCAGGTGTTCTTTGACAATTGGAGGATGTCTATTCCCCACTATCTCAAACATCCCATCAAAGTCTTTACCAGAAAAAAGATCAGATACTTCTTGCTTGAAGATGTAAGTCAGAGACTGTAATCTTTTCTTCCAATCAGTATAATTCTTTTCTCCATTTCTGACAATCTCTCCAATCCATAATGACTGGGGATCATCACATGAAACAAAGTTGGAGACAAAAAATTCAATGACTTCACCATCATCTTTCTGTCTGCTCAATTTCTCAAAGAAGAATCTATCTTTGCGCTTATAAAAACTTTCCAGAGAAGCACGTGATTTACCACAGTATTTGTGATAGTCATACTTCTCTCTGGTGAAGTGGTTCTTTAAACCAAGGTAAGATTTGTAAGCATCAAAGGGTGTCACTTTAGGAATCATAAAGGAAGTTTAGCATGTGAGGTACGTTTGAGCAAGTTAAGCTCCATTGCCTCACATTTAAGCTTCTCTTTCAGTGGTTTAGAAATCAACTTTGGGATGGACTCCACATCAAGATTATTCTTCTCACAGAAGAATACAATAGCATCAATATAACTCATTCCTTTATTGTCATGAGCAATTGCTTCTATCTCCTCAGCAAACTTACGTGAGCAATAGAATTTGTTTTCTACAAGTTTATTGAACGCATTTTCTTCAGTGTCTTTCATATTCTTGTAGTTTGAATTCAACAAACTCTCTAATATATTCTGAGAGTAAGTTGATGTACTTTCTTTTATTGTACTCTTCATAAATTTCAACCTCGCCATTTTCACATGACATAATAATTACAAACTTCTTCACCATTATACCAGTCATCTCATACAACATGCAAGCATATGCTGCACACTGCACAAAGTGACTGTCAATCCACTCCCTTGGTTTGGGTTTCTTACTGGTCTTGAAGTCAATGATTGCAAGTTCACCTTCAAACTCAGCAATACAATCAACACTACCAGCAATACCTAACTCATTACTGAACAATGACTGTTCAATAGCATGGATGTTATCAATCTTGTCAATGTCAGGTTTTGCCTGCTTGAAAAGATATTCTGATAGTGGTTGAACAGGTGGGAGTTTCCTGTTACACAGATAATTTTCAGCAAGGGTATGCATGTCTGTGCCCCTGCTAGTTGCTTGTTTGGTTACCCTGTTTGCTTCAGCATTACCAACCCTTGCTCTCCATTCTCTGAAGATTTCACGATTGTAGTGACTAATAACAGAGGTGATAGATACTAGTTTCTTTCCATCAGGAGTATCATAGTATCTAACACCATCAATCATCTCTCTTGTTAGAGAGGGGTAATCAATTTCAACATGATTAAACATTACATACCTAGTTCGTGTTTTGCTACGATGTACTCTTTGACAAGACCACTTCTGCAGATATCCTCTGCTTCAAACTCAATCATACCAAATGAAGGCATGTTCTTTAAGATGCGAATGAAATCAACAATTCCATTCTTCTCTGCTGTCTTGGTAAGGTCAGTCTGAGTGGCATCACCACAGAAGTGAATCTTAGAGTTCTCTCCTACCCTAGTAATTATACTATCAAGTTCATGGAAATTCAAGTTTTGGAATTCATCAACAATAATAATTGAATTGTCAAAGGTAGTGCCTCTAATGAAAGAGGTGCTCCAGAAACTAATAGTACCCTGTGCTTTGAGATTAGAGTACAGCATCTCAAAGGATGCATCATCAGGCATCTCAAACATATACTTTACCATATTCTTATATGGTATCTGGAAGAGTGCTGACTTATCCTCATGGTCTCCAGGAAGGAAACCAATCTCTCTAGTTGCTACAAGAGAACGCACAATGTAGATCTTCTCATAAGGTGTCTTTTGATCTAAGACATCCATCAAAGCATTGTAGAGTGTGATAAAGGTTTTACCTGTACCAGCACAACCATATGCTACTGTGTTTTGATCTTTTCCATATAGGTCAAAGAACAATTCCTGATTAGTAGTAAGAGGTTCAATCTTCTTGATATAATCAAGGTTAATTGGTTTCTTTCTCTTCATCACCTTGTTACTCATTCCAAATGGCACTGGATTGCCAGTGCTTCCAATTCCAGTTTTACTTTTTCTAGGCATATTAGAAAGGTTTTACTTGTGCGCCAGGTGCTTTGGATGCTTTACGAAGAACTTCGTTCCATCCAGGGTTTTTATTGACTAACTTTTGCTGCCAGTCACCAACCTCACCTACACCAGCACACCCCTGACTCCAATCCTTATCCCAGTCAGGATTGGCATCTCTCCATTCTCCATATTCCTTCATTGTCATATTCAATACTTTGGTTTCTTTCGTCACCTTATTAATAACAGGATATGTTGGCATAGGTTTCCTCAGTTGTGTTTATATTTATTAAGCCCAGTCAAGGGCACCAGCAATAATAGGGAACTGCTCTACAAAGACTTCTTTACAGGCATTAGCAAGATCCATATGCTCCTTCTGTGTGCCATTAGCAGACCTCAGATCTATGTAATGGATCCATGATCGCACTGAACCACTCATGTACATTCTTGTCGGAACACACATGGGAAGCACATTACGGGCACACTCCTTTGCCACGCCTCTTTCCAACATCTGTTGATACAATGCCATAGAAGAGTCAAACAAAGTTTGCATCTGCATCTCAAGACTCTGCCTGATGAATGGATCTAAGTCATCAGTGGAGTTCTGACGATTCTTAGTATCCTGACGTCTCAGTTCAGGCAGAGGAATTTTCTCCATCAACAGAGATGAATCAGCATATCGTTGTGAGAATTCTTGATATGTGAAACTCCTATGACGCAGCACTTGAGCTGCAATTGCCCTGGTAGTTTCCAACTCAATGGTCAGGAATGCCTGCTCAAAGATGCTCCAATGCTTGTGCTTGATACAGTACTTGATAAGACCTTCAAAGGAATCATTACCCTGGTTGGAGGGGTTGCTGACTCTGGCGCAGTAGGCTATATGCTTCTCTGCATCAGGAGTCACTGAGATAAATTTTGCTGTCATTTTTTGTTCTCTGCTTTCCTTACTTTCTTAAGTTCTTTGAGTTCTGTTTTAATGGCTTGATAAGCATCCTCTGCACTTATCTTACCACCCATTTCCATTGCTGCAAAACACTCAACTCTTGTTCCAAAGTGTTGAAGTGCCCTTTCAAATGTGTCTAGTTCTTCATACATAGATCTATAAAAGGTTTAGTATTTAGTCTGGATACCCATCATCATCCAAGATCTCTTCATAATCAAGAATGGGAGCCTGTTGTTGATATTCAATTTTATATGCTTCTGGATCAGAGTAAACTTCTGACTCCAACTGTTCTACAAGCATCTTTAGTTTGGTAACAATCTTCTTTAGTTTCTCTTTCTCCATAAAAAAATGGGGGTGATGTTCCCCCATTCTAGCAATATTAAATTGGTAAGTCAATCACTTGGAGTAAGTCTTACCACGATAGCAGAATGTACCATGGGTTTCCTTACTTTCAACACAACGAGTATCATACTCAACACCACGATATGTGGTGTGAGAGATTTGAGCATCGTGCAAGGCAGCAGCTTTGTTGATCTGCTTCTTGATGATTTGAAGTGTATTCATTGTAGGTACTCCTAAAGTAGTTGGATTTTTAGGCCCGTTCCTTTAGTCGTTTGCGTCCCATGGGCAATGAGGTGTTGCTTCTTGAATAGTTTCAACAAGTTCCACTTTAACATGCTCACTCAACTGTTCATGACTTGCAATTTTCTGCAGCATTTCTGTTGCATCAGAACAAGCAATACTAGAGTAAAGTAAAAATTCCATGGGATGAACGCTCCGTTCCGCGACTTACTTGCGTCCCCTAAGGGATGAACGACAGGTCTATTATAGACCTCATATACTATATAGTCAAGCTTTTATTTGTATCAGATGATACCTTTTCTACCCATATAGTTCAGAGTCTCTTTCAGTGTGCCTCTGTGCTCTAGACCATATGAGATTTGTGGGTACTCTGCATCATGACCAAACTCAGCGTTAAATTGTTTCTGTGTAAAGTCTTTATCTAAAAGATAAACTCTGACATCCTGTTCAATACTGATGAGGAGACTCTCTGCTCTCTCACATTCTTGACTGCCATTAGAATATACAAGGGCTTGCACTTTGTTCTTCTCCTTTTCTTTTTTATTGTGTTCTTCCCACATCTGTGCTACTAAATCCACTGATTCAGAATCATAGTTGATGTAGTGTCCTTCAGATTCTTTTTTCCATTTGTCAATTGCTTCCTGTGTGGGAACTGCAATGCGAAAAGCAATATTCTCTTCAACAAACTCCTCATTCATATCAATGTATGTCTGTGGAGTAATCTTTTCAGTCACGTTGCCTCCAATCATCTGTCCTATCTTGATGAAACCATTCTGCAATCTCATCTGTGTTTTGGAATCCCTTTGTATGATTAGATGGGTCAGGATCCCCCAGTCCCATCTGTATCATAAAATCATCAAGTCCTCCATCAGGGACATCTGGATTCATAGCAATCCTTCTTGCTTTGTTCAACATCTCATAAGCAGATCTATTTGCCTTGGCAAGTTTGTTTGCCCAGATCATGTCTTCTAGTTTTACTTCTTCACCATTTACTATACATTTACAAATAAATTCCAGTCTTAGGCGATATTGAGTAGAAAGCATATGTCTCCTGGTCTGATCTATTTATTTTTCTTTGTAGAAAAATATAGTTTGTAATACTTTTGTTTCATAATATTGATGACCTCCATGTCATCAAAGAAACCCATGTATTTGAGATGTTGATAGGTTCCTTCCATCTCACTAATAAGAAGCAGGAGGTGGGTAGGTGTAACCTCTCTTCCTCCTGCTTCATAGTCTTTAGAATTCATTTAGAATCCTTCTTCCTCTGCTTCTTTGATCATTTCAGAAATAATTTTTTCAGTCCCATCCATTGATTTTAGTTCAAAAAGATTAGACTTCTGATACTTCTTAAGTTTCTTATACTTCTTTAAGAGTTTCTTGACATCACTCTTGGGAATTTCAAACTCTACATTGTCTACAAAACCATCACTCATTTTTTTTCCTTTGGTTGAATGTTCCAGAGTTTAGGGCTAACAACACCCTTGGATTGGATGATGCTAATCAAATCTTTTCTGTATTTGTCATAGTAAGCATCAAAGATTTCAACCTTCTTCTGAGACATAGCAATATCAAAATGCTCAGTGCCATCAATTAAATATTTGACAACATAAGCATTGTTTGGTAGTTGATTGTTGTTATCCTTTTCCAGGTCACAATCTTCATGCAGGATCTTCATATCAATCAAGACCTTCCTCCCCATTTAATGTCAGGAAAAGCTTCTTCTACAATATCTTTAGTGATCTTGTACTTAGATTTTAGTGCTTTGTCCTTAACCAAACAGAGGATTTCTGCTTCATCAGGGTGAAGACCTTCCAGCATCTGGATGAACATAGTCTCTCTACGAATTGTAGAAAGAGTATTGTTTCCACCTTTTACAAAGTGATACAGGTTTGTATATTCTTTTCTAAGAGAAGTGTGGTCAGTACCAAGAGGTGCCTCATTTTTATTATAAGGCACCTCACCTTCTGGAACTACAGAGATAACAGTGTCATCAAAGTTCCAGATCATCAATGCCTTAATGGCATCATTACCATACTCTTTGAGAACTTCAATCTTATTAGCTTTACTTCTCTGTTTACTTGCCAGGTCTAAGACCTCATGCACAAAGGGATTAGGTGGAAGTTTTGCTTTTTTAGATGTTGATGTAGCCATGATTCATTAATTATTCTTGTGGGTCTATGTCTTCGAGATTGTTCTCAAATCTAACAGCCAAAATATCATCAGCAATAAATTGACCATTCTCATCAAACATTTCTGGGTGTGTAGGAATATATGTAGAATTTCTATCATACACATATTCTTTTACTAGGTATCCAATGACACCACCAACCAACAGAAACATTATTGAAATGATAGTAGACAGTGTAAGGGTGACTGCTAACATTTTACTCCTCTCCCTGAGAACTTCTTTTTCTAAAGTCCAAGTGAAAATGGAAATGCAATTCAATCTCTCTGTTAAAGAGGGAGAGAATCTTTCCAAACTTTACTTGAAAAGTTTTCGGAACTGGTCTCTTCCTCCTCTTGTTTCTAAGTAGTAACTCAACTCCTCTGTTTATTTGAAGTGAGTCACCTTTGTTGTTATTTAGAAGAGGATTTTCTTCTTCTTCCTGGTTTCTTTTCTTGCTCATACCTCCATGCATCCTGAAGTATATTATAAAGATAATTCTTTATTTTTCTTGCCTCTGGTTTACCCAGATGACCATATCCTTCTCTCAATTGTTTGTGCTCTGCATCATTACCACCTTCAAGATAGTCTTCCAAATCCATAATCAATAGATTCATCTCTCTACCTGTAGAACTCTCAATGAACTCTGCAGCATCACGTCTGGTTGCTTTGATGTCTGTGAGATATTGGTACATGTTAAGAACAAACTTTCCTTTGAAAGCATGGTCAATTGCATGTTCTACTACATCGTAGAATTGATAGTTCTCTTGGTCATTCATCAGACTAGGTTGTTCTCCTTCAGATACTTGACAGTTTCAGTACACCCACCTAGGACTTCATCATTGATGATTACCCTAGGGAATGTGGAACCCTGACCAAACTTATCGTAAAATTCAGGTCTTGTAAAGTCCCTATTCAATTTATACACAACATGTTTTAACTCTGCCAACTGGAGAACTTGTTGGACTTTAGTGCAGTAGGGACAACCATCCCTAGAGTAAATTACAAAGGTCATGAATTTTTTCTTTCCTCCTTTAATTTATAAAAATCATCCCAGTTACAAATGCAAACTTTGTAACCAGGATAGAATTGATCAACCATAGAAGAGTATGCCATGCAGGTAGGATAGTCTCCTTTGAACCACACTTCTTTCTTCTCTTCTATGACCACATGTTCAGTTTTTAGTTTGCGTTTGCCCATGACGTGGTTTGAATTCCTCCATAGGTTCAGACTTAGTGTTGTCACACCTATCTAGATTTTTGATGACAATAAATGCATCTTTGTTGTACTTGCGTGTGCCAATGGGTGACTGCCACTTCTTATTGTATTCTTCACCAACGTCAATACCAGAGACTTGAGTTCCACCGATTTCTACTACGATGTTATCTCCAACAATCCATCCTAGTTTGTTTGCTACTCTAGCAACTTGATCTACAATGGAATTTTCCATGACGTTTTCTTCTGGTTCTAAATTTCCAATCATAAAAAAGAGGGTGCTAACCCTCATGGTAACACTAGATTAAGTGCATGTCAAACAATGGATTGGGCATCTTTCTCAAACAGTTCCATACCTTTGTCAGTGAGAATGTGATCATACATTTGATCAAAGACCTTTGGTGGCATGGTAACAATCTCAGCACCATTATACCAGGACCTGATAGCACGTTGAACACTCCTGATGGAAGCAGACAGAACCTGAGTTTTGACTCCATGGATTCTATAGAGTTCAGAGATGCTTCTGACAACCTCCAGACCTGCTACTGACTGGTCATCTAACCTGCCTACAAAGGGACTGACATAGGTTGCCCCTGCCTTGGCAGCAAGGACTGCCTGAGAGGCACAGAAGATGAGTGTGACATTAACTCTAATGTTTTCATTAGAAAGACGAACACATGCTTCCAGACCTTCACGAGTGCAGGGAACTTTGATTGTTGCTACATCACCATAAAGGTTCTTGAGTCTATAACCCTCATCAACCATTTCATCTGCAGTACCCATCACTTCCATACTGATATCTTTGACACCAATATCTTTGATTGTCTGATAGACCTCCAGAGGATTACGACCACTCTTCATAATCAGAGTGGGGTTTGTAGTTACACCATCAACCAATCCTGTAGAAAAGTACTTCTCAATAACACCAGTGTCTGCAGTATCAAGGAAAATTTTCATGTAGTTGTGAGTATACTTCATGCTATTCTACACTAACATGACCAATCATGCCAGCCCCTTTGTGAGGAGCACACCAGTAAGTGTATTCACCAGCATCAGGAAAGGTAACATCAAACTCTTCTCCTGGAAGCATAGCAAGAGATTCATGTGCAAGATCAGGACGACCTTCCACAATTACATTATGAGGAGGAAGCATATTATTAATAAAATGAACTGATTCACCAGCGTTAATTGTGACATCTGCAGGTTCAAAGACAAGATTACCATTTGATCCCATCTGAACATCTACTGCCCAGGCAGGTGTTGCTAAAAAGAGTGAAGCGATTAGTGCAAAAATATATCTCATTAAGTATTTGCGACTACACTATCTATATCTCTCTTATGTTTTTATACCTTGGGTTTGTTTTGACTTCCTGACTAATCATTTCACCAAATTCTGTGACACATTTACCCCACTCAGCTCTTGCATCTGGGGCTCCTATTGCTTTTTTCGCCACAAAGTGTGCCACTCCCTCCACAGAACAGCACACTCATCTGATTTCTTCTGAAGATGTGGTTCCCTATACATGGGAAACCTATTCGTTGTACATATCTATTTACACAAAAAAAGACCCCTAAAAGGGGTCTTGAGAAACTTATCATTCTTCAAATAATTTTTCCAGTTTACTTTTTTGATCAGCAAATTGTTGACTATTCATCATAGAAACATCAACATACATCACCTCAGTTCCTGGTTCAGGTTCTTCAGGATGTTTTGGTTTTGGTGGTGGTTCATTCATCATTTTATTGATGGATTGTATGTTCCCCCACATCATAGCAAATGCTGCGCCAGCAATCAAGGCAAAGCAGGTGAAGTAAACCAGTACAACGTATCCGTTCATGATTTTTGTAAAGATTGAACAGTGTTATGTAATTCACCAACATCTCTCAATCCCTCAGCAGAAAACCAGGGAGCAGATGCCCAACTGAATCCTTCACCAAAGGTGTTGTCAGGGGCAACCACATACCAGTGACAGTCAACATCAGGGACATCAACTGAACACTTAGACCAGTCATCACTCCATTGTGGAACTTGAACCCACATTAGAGCTGCCATCAGAATTGAGTAGATCACAATGCATTACCTCTTGGAAGAACTTCTTCAGGGAATACAAAGTTCTCATGTGGTTGGTCAGCAGGTGCCATCCAAGCACGGAGACCTTCATTCAAGAGAATATTCTTGGTATAGAAAGTCTCAAACTCAGGGTCTTCAGCTGCTCTAATCTCCTGACTAACAAAGTCGTAAGCACGAAGGTTGAGAGCAAGACCGATAATCCCAATGCTGGAAACCCAGAGTCCCATAACCGGAACAAAGAGCATAAA